ATGGAACGAATTATTAAATATATCGAACGAGGATTTAATATTACCAATTTGAACGAGTTTTTAGATTGTATTGAAAAACTATTCAATGATTAATTTATTAACTTTATTTATATTCTATAATTTTATGGAAAATATTTTATCTTTAAGGTAAACACTCGTGATAAGTTTTGTGTAAAGGTGTAAAAAGCGGATTTTATAAACATAATTAAAGAATTGACAAATATGTTTATTATATAAAATGTCACTTACTTATATTGAAACAATTAGCGCTGTTTTAGTTGCAAATGGAATTTTTGGATTAATTGTTGGCGTGGTATTATATGCAACAAAAAAATAGAAAATAATGATATATATCGCTTTGTCGTAGACGAATACATAAAAATTGATTTAATTTATTTTTAATAGCAATTGTATATATATTATAATGTCCTTATTTAATACAACAAATGAAATTATTTCCACTTATAAAACACAATCCTTACAATCGCAGTTTATTTCAATGATAGAAGAAACAATAGATAAAGAAAAATTATTGTCTCAAAAGTTTCCACCAGATTTAATATCACCTGAAAAAAATGGCAAAATCTATTTTAAAATGACCAATGATAATGAAATACATCGTCTGTTTCAATACAAGGATGGATTAAATTTTGACCCCAATGAATTTAGGCCAAGTGGTTGTTGTTCTGGAGGTGGTTTATATTTTACCAATTTGGAAAATTTACATTTATTCAAAGGTTTTGGAAAAAATATACGACCATTATTTGTTCCAAATGGTGTTCCCATTTATGATGAATTATGCACTGATTCTAGCCATATGTGTCTTAAAACTAGTATTAAATCAAAAGCACCTATTATATATTTATTACCAAAGATAAAACTTGGGTCAGCTCAAGCTATCAATTTATTATTTAATCCAATAAATAAAAGTTATAATAATAAAATGATAGAAGATTATATGTACCTATCAGACAATTTACCCTATTTGAATTATTACCGCGATTTTTATTATAAAACATATAAAATATATTTTGATGCAGTGAATGGAAATTCTAAGATAGCCCTTCAAGTGAATGGAAATTCTAAGGTAGCCCTTCATAAACAACGGCATCCAGACCAGGCTCAATATATTCATTGTGAAGTGAAATATCTTATTCTACAAAAATGTTATAATAAATTATTTGATATAATTTATTATAAAATGAAATTTATAGATACATTATATAATAATAGTCGAAATTTTGCATATGAAAATAAAACAGTAACTGTATCCGAACTGTTTTATATTTTCTTGAAACATCAAGATAAAACATTTCTTAAGTTTATGAAGAATGAATATTTACCACGATTTATGCAATTGTCTCATATAGTTAAAGCACTTGAACCATCCATTGAATTAAATATCCCACTTGCAATTAATAATATTAAAGAAAATATGGAAAAAACGATTGATAAGAATATTTATGATATGATTCTTAAATATAAGGGGAAAATATCTGGTTCATATGCTTTGAAATATCTAACCGGTATGGATTGGAAGTGTAATGATATTGATATATATTTACCTGTAAATTTAGATAAATTACCATCAAATAATTGTATTTTTCGTAATGAAATAGTAAATACAGTAGGAAATACTGCTAAAGTAGATTATGGACTTTCACAAGACTATAATATGTCTAATATTGATGAAATTATGAATGTCGAACAAACAAATGGTATTAAATTACAATTCATATTTGTAAAAATAGAACCATTTGAATTTATTAAAGATAATTTTGATTTTGACTTTTGTAAATGTTGTTATAATATAAGTGATAGCACTTATGAAATAGCACATCCTAATCTGAATACAATTCAATATGGTAGAATAGATAAGGCATATATGGATAAAATATCATCATATTATATGAAGGAGAATTACAGTGTATATCGTGCTGCGAAAACAATGGATCGAATTACTAAATATATTGAAAGAGGATTTATCATTACTAATTTAGATGAGTTTTTTGGATGCATTGAAAAATTGTTTGACGATTAATAAAAACTGAAATTAATTTATAAAAATAACATATACTATTTTTAATAACATGTCTCATATAAATCAATCACCCGTTAATTTAATAAAATGCCTGTATAATATTTGTAGTTATAGTGATCCATTATATTTATCAGAAATATGCTGTGATACGTATCAAGAAATATATGGAGAAAAAATAGAATTCGATAAGCTGAAATATAGTGTGAATCAAAAACTTATCAAAGTGATTGAAGAACTTGGTTTTGATAAATGTAATGGAATGTCTACATTTTTAGCAATTCAACTTGTTCCTGAAGAATTAAAAGAATATATTGATGTAAAATTTGATAAGGGAATAAAAATAGTTGATATAGATTATGATAAAGCTTTTGCTAATATTTTACATACAGAATTATCATATTATGAAAAATTTCAATATTCAAGAGAAATGCAATTAGATTATATTTGTGGACAATATTATCGAATTGCTTTTATCAAGGAAAAAATGAATTTAAAATAACAATTTAAAATAAACATTCAACTTATTCGAACAACATTTAATAAAAACTGAAATTAATTTAAAAAAATATATTATAATATATTATAATATTATATAATATTAATGTTACGTAATCTGCAAAAATTATATAAACCACCTTATTACTATAAAAAAGGTTATTATTCGGTTATATACACGTCAAGTTTATCTAATCAGCATGCTCAAATGTTAGAAATTATATCACATCGTATTGATAATCAATTTTTACAGTTAGAAAATAATAATATTAATAGAATAAATTTTCTAAATGAAACTGTTTTGACAAAATGCATTGTATGATGCATAATAGAAAAAACTTATAAATAAATATTTATTTTGTTCCAAATTTAATAGCTGTAAATTTAATGTTTTTCATTTATGAATACCTGATTGCATGGAATCACGGATTTCTGTAATAATTTTATCATGATTTTTGAAAAGGTGATAACCTGTATAGACTGATGGAAATAATACTACAAGTGGTATATGCCAATATTTTTTTTGTTCAAACGTATAACATAGACCACCGCCCATAAATAATGATGTTACAAAATTGGTAACACTAATATTATGATGGAATATTCTATTAGCAACTTCAGTAATTTTTTGAGACATTAATAAATTATATTAAATTATATTAAATATATTTTAAATCAATTTTTTTTAATATTTTTATAATTTACAAAACTATTATCGTAAAATCTACATATTCTTTTTCTACAAAATTTATAAGATGGATTCATTCTTATACGATGATACCACTGTTGAATTTTAAATGCTGCCAAATGTTTAATATAATATTGTAATATAAAATTATATTTTTCTTTTGTTAAGGGATTCATACTCATCGCTTGCAGATTCCATGGATACATTGGATATCGTTCTATAAAGTCAATTGTTAAAATTGCATTTTGTGAAATTCCAAACCAATTCCATGATTTTTCCATATTATTTATTACATAATCTATTGTTAAATTTTTGTTACAAGATATTCCGTCCCAATTCCATTGACATAATGGATGTTGTTCTACAAATTCCATTGTTAGATTTGGATTCCATGAAACATCATACCAATCCCAAGGATATTCAGGATGTTTTTCTATTAACTCCATTGTAATATTTTTATTTCTAGAAATCCCTTTCCAATCCCATGGATACATCATATTTATTACAAAATCCAATGTTAAATTGGAATTCAATGTTAAATTGGAATTCAATGTTAAATTGGAATTCAATGTTAAATTGGAATTCAATGTTAAATTGGAATTCAATGTTAAATTGGAATTTGAGGAAACTTCATACCAGTTCCATGGTTTATCCATATTATTTATTACAAATTCTATTGTAAGATTTGGATTCCTAGAAATCCAATACCAACTCCATGGTAACTCTGGATATTTTAATATACACTCTATTGTGATATTTGGATTGCAAGAAATTATATGCCAATTCCATGGTTTATCTATATGCTTTATTATAAACTCAATTGTTAGATTTGGATTCCAAGATATATCATTCCAATTCCATGATTTATCTAGATGCTTTTCGATAAACTCCATTGTGATATTCATATTAGCAGAGTAGGTGTTCATTTTTAATTGATTTTTTGAAAGTTTTTCTACTATATTGATCCATTTAATACACCATAGTTCTTCTAATTTATAATTAATTGCTTTCGTGCGTTTTTGAATACCCATAGAAATCATTTTTATTTGAAATAAATAATTAATAATTTATGAAAATATCATTCAATTTTTATAGGAGTTACATTATAATAAGAAATAACCTCTCAATATTGTTACATTTTGACTACATTTAACAAATAGGTTTCATTTGGCTGTTTAAAATTTCTATATTTTTTACCAATAGGTGTATTCGTCATACCTAAAGCATCAATATATAAATCATAATATAAAATAGCACATATCTGGCAAATTGATTCATTTAATATGCTTTTATTATTAATCGTTTTTAATTTTTTATGCAAATGTTTTTTTATAAGTGTATATCTTTCGTCATCTTTAATATATTTTATTATTATTTTAAAATCTGGCAATTTTATATGATGTTTTTCAATATAGTCATATACTGGGTTATCAATAAACTGCCATATAAGATAGTGAATATTTTCAAAATTAGTGTTCGCAACAAATTTATCACTTTTATTTTTTATAAATGATTTATGATATATAGAACCATAATCAATTATATACCATTTTGTCATAGTTTTATCACACATTATATTATTTCCATGTAAATCACAATGGATAAAACCATAATGATGCAGTATATTAATTGATTTTAGTAAATACTTAAATATTTTTAATTTATTTTTAGCAGATAATTTATTTCTAACTTGGTTAAGAGTATATTTCAATATAGGTTTATATGATAATATGCAACATTTTTCATACAAACCTCTTAACTTTAATTCTTTTTTTCTATTGGGAGTTACCTCTTCGGGTAGTTTATGGTTATAATTACAATTATTTATAATACTACTCGATACTAAAGTCATAAATCTATCTGGATATAATTTAGCAACTATGTCATTAAATATAAGTTGCCGTATAAAAGGCGATTTAGTAGTCATATCTCCATCATATTTTTCTATTTTAGTAATAGTATCAACCCCATCTATTTTACTTAAATAAACATCTCCCATTACACCGCTACCTAATTTATTTTTAATTTGTATATTCATTATATATTATAATATATTATATAATAAATCAAACAGTTATAAACTTTTTTATATTAAATGAATTTTTTATATTAAATGAATTTTTTATATTAAATGAATTTTTTTATAATATTATTAATTTTAATATCATCTGTTTCATTTA